TACTACCGACATCTAAATCACTTGCCTCAACATATAAACTTTTCATTATGTTCTTTAATCTTTTTTTATCTAAGTCTGTATCTATATCATCAATATATTTTTCAACCAATGTCATTGTATCTTCTGTGTTCTCCATAATCTCGTCACTTATATTCTCGGCATTTATTTCAGAAAAATCTTCTATAATTTTTACTTCATATGCTTCAGAATCACCTATAAGTCTATCCGTAAACTTATCAAACTTATAAAAATCATTTTTGTTAACAACAATTATTTTTACATAAGAATCTTTATATTGTGATACATCATGTTTATCATAATCATTTTCCTTATCATCAAAATAAATCTTTTTATGAATCTTATATGGATTTTCAATCCTTGTTAGTTCTCTTGTGTTTAAATCAAAAATATGAAACCCTTTTGAGCATTCATAATCACTCCATGTCATTTCATATGGTGAACCAAGATAATAAATCTGTCCGTCATCTGATTTACGGTGGTAGTGTCCAGAAAAAACCAACTCAAACCTTTTAAATAAACTTTTATCATAACCTTGTTCTGCGACATGTCCTTTTTGTTGTTCAAATCCACTTATTTCTAAATGACCAAAACATATATCAGTTTTTGCTTGTTGAATATATCGAAGGCACTCTGGATAGTTTTCTGAATTCATCCATGGCATAAACAGTACTGGCACTCCACCAAATTCAATTACTTCTGGTTCTGAATATATCTGAATATTTTCATATTCATCAAATAAAAGATTACAAGAATTTATCTCATTTGTGTTTTTAAAATAAGTATCATGGTTTCCTACAAGACAATGAACATTAATATTTCTTTTTCTTAAAGGTTCTAACCATATCTCTTTTGTAAAATGTAAAGTATTAAAGTTAACATACTTCCTTCTATCAAACATATCACCCAAATTTATTATAGTAGTGATATTGTGTTCATCCATATAAGGAAAAAATATTTCCTCATAAAACTTTTTAAAATATTTTACAAACGAAAGATTATCGTTTCTTGCGCCCATGTGCTGGTCGCCAATTATCGCTATTTTCATAATTTTAAATTGTTATTTAGTTTTCGTCCATGAATATTTCTAATCCTAATAGTATTCCTTTTTTCTTTAAAGATTTTTTATTACTCTTACTCTTAGGTTTATAAACATCTTCTTCTGGTAACATCATATTTTTAAACTCATCAAATGATGAACTACGATAATCAGTTGTATCTCCTTGTTGTTTCGTATAAGGTTCAAAAACATCTCGTTCCATCAGCCTGTTTTTAATATGTGTTTGTTTCTTTTCTTTTTGTATTCTTCTCACAAACGCATAAAAAATTATTTGCGTAAAATATGCAAATGGGTTGCTTGATTTCGCTGCATTAAAATTATAACTATATTGTATACAATTTTCTATTCCATCTGAAATCATTTCGTCTCTATAAGTATAATTAATAAAATTGGGGCGATAAGATAAATGATTCGCTATCTTCATAAAACATTCACCAATGTAATCAGAAACAATTGGAACAGAGTTGTTTAAATTTTTCGCAATCCTACATTCATCTTTCCAATCTTTCATCGCTTGTAGAAACTTTTTGTTATCTACATAATGTTCATCAGTTGTCTTTCTTGATTTTCTTTTTGTCATTATATTAATTATACATTATTTTGTTACATTGTCAATTAATTTATTTCTACAAAAACTTGACAAAATTATTTTTTTTGTGTATACTAACCATGTGGGGTTTCAAATATATGTTAGTGAACGTCTTCTTCAGTATCAACCGTAACATAATCCCGTTTATGTTTTTCTGATTCTCCATCTGATTGCATTTGAACATCTTTATGTATTATATTCTCTTTGTCTTTTTTGTATAAAAAGTTTTCATAATATGTTATCATTGTATCCGAACACTTTGCAATTGTTATTATGTGTTTTTTATCAATCTCAAATTCTATTTCATTCGAATAAGGGTGTAACCATTTCTGCAGTACGATTTGTTCTGTGACCTGTCCTGTTTTTGTCATCTTAGGATAAGCATGGATTCTCATTGGATTAATTATTTTTATAATTGGTTTATCTGCTTGTTTTAATGAACAAACGATTTCTTCACCATTAAGAAATTTAATTATATAATATGTTGGAAGTTCCTTAGTTAAATCACTCATATGCTTATATTTATCTCATTTGTATCTTTCTAATATCATATTCAAATTGTTCTTCATTATAGAGATTAATCCTTTCTATGAAGTGTTTTAAAGTAAAATTCTTTCTACTTTTATGTGTTAAATTATCAGCGATATCATAAAGCTTTACATCTTTCTTATTATCTCCCCTTCTTAATCCTCTACCAATTGACTGTAATACCCGAATTCTACTTTTAGATGGACTAGCAAAAACAACATTGTGTAAATTACGAATGTTGATTCCAGTAGAAAATGTCCCATAAGATGCTACGATAATAATATTCTTTTCTTTTTCAGTTATCCCACGAATATCTTCTCTTGTATCTGTACTCGTTCCACCGAAAACAAAAAATACTTTTCTATTTGTAGAAACTTTTTGTTTTATTAAATCATATAAAGGGTTGCCATGTTTTTCTACCAATTGAAATAAACATAAAGTATTTCCTTTCATAGATACAATTAAATTTGAAATAAATTCATTTCTTTTTTTAGATGTTACAAGAAAATCTATTTCCTGTGCATATTTAAAATCTTTTATATATTTACAATCATCTTCAGGATATTCCAATAACAAACATTTGATATTTAATTCTGCAAGTGTTTTTGAATCCATTAACTCTTTAGTTTTAACAACTTTACTTAAACTTCCGAATAATCCTTCAAGGACTAATCTATGAGTTTGTGAATCATCAAGAGTCCCAGTCAAACCAAAACGATATTTTGCATTGGTTAATTTAGTAAGAATATTCGTAAGAGATTTTGCCTTATATAGATGGGCTTCATCTCCTATGACACAACCAAATTCATCAAAATATTTTTTCGGCATTTTATATAAAGATTGCCAAGTTGATATCATAACATCACTTATAACTTTTTTATCATGACCTTGATATAATTTTTGTAAATAATTTTCTTTCCAACCGTAATCAAGAAAATCAGAGTACATTTGTTCAACAAGACTTGTTGTGGGAACGATTATCAATGATTTTAAATTCATCATTTGATAATACCGAACTAACGCATAGATAATAAGTGATTTACCAGATGCAGTAGGGGATAACAATAATGCACGATTGTTTGATATCGCAGTATGAACTGCATCTACTTGATAATCTCTTACTGTTAAAAGTTTTCCTTTTGATTTAGGGTTAAGAGATTTAATAAAATCCTCTACAATGGATTTATCTATTTCTCTGGAAGTTTCAACATCATCTGCAATTACAATTTCTACTTCATTGCGTTTGCAAAATTCTTTGATTTGTGGCAACAAACCACAATATATTTCACTAGTTTGTTGATTGAAAAGTCTAATCTTTCCGTCCCAAAATTTATTACGAACACTCGGCATAAATCTTGAACCTGGAACGGTGAACGTAAAGAAATCTGATAATTCATAAGCGATATGACGTTCTACATCTAAATGTAGATAAACTTCATTTACCTTTGTTACAATACATGAGTAAAGAATCGGTGACATTTATTTTCAAACTTAAATTTTAGCATATTGATAATCACGTTGGTGTCCATATTCACCCCTGAGTATTATATTCCATGCAACACTTAATCTCGGTATCTTATCTAAATGGGGCGGCACCCAATGTACTAACCAACTTGGGAATATATATCCTCGTCCTCTTTCAGATGGAAAACCAACAAGGTTTCCGTTGTCTATATTTTGTTCACTTACTCTTGGTAACAAAACTTGTGATTGTTGTTGTCCAATAAAATATTGAATGCTACTTTGTTCTGGTGATTGTGTTATGTAATATGTACCCGACCATACATTATTTGAATGTGAATGGGGAGGATGACATTCGTGTTGTTGTAAAACATTACCCCACATATTTGTGATTTCAAGTTCATAATTAGGGTCAAACTTTAATATGTTACAAACTTGTTTGGTAGCTTCAAGTATATTGTCTGACAACGACTTGAATATTTTATTTTTATGCAAGTCAGGGTCAGATTGCCAATTTCCTCTATTGCCTGATTTTTCTTTTGATTTCTTTTCAAGATATTCTTGTATTTTCTTTTCATTTACATTTTCACCTTTAAATGAAAAAACATGAGTAGGAAATATCTTGTAATGTTGTAAATCTTTCATATTTTATCCTCTACATCAGCCAAACCATGACTGTGTATCTTGTTCCTTCCGTAACTAGTTTTACTTCATGTGGATACATAAAATTAGAAGGAAAAGCCACACAAGTTCCAGTTTTAGGTTTTTTACTTATTAACCCATTACACAACTCAAACTCTCCACCACCATAGTTATCATTTAAATACAATAACATTGTTACATGTGGAAATCCATATTGTTGTCCATGACTGTGATGTATATTATCGATATGTCTTACCATGAATCCACCTACAGAATATTTGTTTAATCTAAAAGGTGTTGAATGTTGGATAATGATATCTGGATATTCTTCAGTATATTTTTGTAGTGCAATTTTAAATCCTGCTAACAAATCACCATACAATCCACCCTTGTCTTTTCTAGTAATCCATTGTTCGTTCATTTTTACTCGTTCTTCGGTTTCGGATGATACACCACCCTCTGTACTATATGTACTCTTAACAAATTCACCAGTTGCTTCATAATATTTGATGATTTGTTCACAAAGTTTAGGTGACAAGATGTTTGGATATTCTTGAATGTAATCACCAATTTTAGGTTCTTTTTTTGCCATTATATTGCTCCCGCTTCAAATTTTTTCCAGTCAATCGCATTTTTAATTGTGAATGTACGATTATTTATTGACCGTAAAACCTGTTCAAGATATGTTACGATTGTTTTGTTGTAATTAATTTTGTGTTGTAGTCTTATCAAATCTTTATCACTTTCAAGATAGGTCGGAACATCTGCTTTTAATATTTTAAATTCAAATGGATTTTCTTTATAAACTTGTGGTGCAGATTTGCCAGTATAATATTCCCATTTCTCTTTATAAAGTTCTTTGTAATCTGTTTCTGTTTTTTTAAGAAGCAGTTGGAAACGATTATAGTATTTTAAATATTTGTTGTGGAGTTCAGGAATTCGCAAAGACTCAATATCCAAATGGTCAGATTTAATTTTGACATCTTTGTCTACTTCTTCCTGTAACATATTCAAATCCATTTTATATATTATACCTTATTTTGTCAATCAAGTCAATAGTTTAAGTTGTATTATTATTTATGGAGTAGCTACTCCAGCTAGAGTTATAATTTCATAATATGAATAAGCAAAACTTGATGTCATGGTTAAATATGTTACATCACTATCTGCTTGATTGTATTCTAATGCCGACATTGTTAGTGGAAAAACATCTCTAAATCTAACTTCAACAATAGGATTGTGTTTAGAAGAAAGAAGTGTCATGGTTGCATCACTATACAAACTTCTATCTGGAGTTGCAGCTCCAAGTTTTGTATCTCCAATATCTTTACTTGTGTATC